ATGCGTAAACCAGCGTCCGAAGCAGCGGAACCGATCATTGAAATTAAGAAGAACGGCTCTACGTGGGAGGTTCACTGGGATTATCAAGAAGCCCCGGAAAGCTCGATTCTGTTCAAGCGTCGGGAATATATCGGCGGCTACATTGATGGGTCCATGGACGTACTTGGCATTCCCCCCGCCAACATCCTGTGTGCAAGCAGCGTTACGGGCTCGGTGAAAAAGCTGACCGAACACCAGGCAGTGCAGCTGCATGACGCCCTGGAACGCCTGCTGATCCCGATCGTAAAGAATGAATTCACGCGCCTGCAGAAGCTGAATGAACTACCCCACCTTCGATTTGCAGACTCAGAACAGCTATGAGGCTCTGTGCAAAGCTGCTTGCTGGCTACAGCCCTTGGCGCGCGTGGGCTCCAGCTAGATAAAGCGTTTCGGCTGCTGGTCAGCGAGACGCTTCAAAAACTCCCCGCCTGAAAATTAAAAGCCACAGATCCAGCCATTTTTCATTTTTTCGCCCAATGAATCCTGGGCTTCCCCCTATCGGCGTTGTCGTCACGACTCCCCAGCCGTCGTGCAACCGCATGACATTTCTCTGCAAAAGTTTGCACTGAGTGCAATGGCCGATCGGCTGAGAGAGCCCACGGCGGGCCTGGGCTGGAGCCTGGTTAGCACCACCCCCGTGGTTTGCACTAAAAAGGGACACAAAGCCCGTCGGCGAGGGGGGGATAAGTGTTTTTTCCGATAATTTTTTATTTCCGCAGATATTTTTTCCGCGATCCTTTCGCGTCACCTGTCGACTGATCGTCGCCGTCCGTTGACCCGTGGGAAATTTCGACGTTTACTGTATGCACATACAGTAATTTCGATACCAGGTGTGTCATGAGCATTACCATTCTTGGCCCGTTGACGGCCGGGGGCGCTGAACTCCCGCTCTACTCGTTCCAAGTGCCTGCCGGCTTCCCTTCACCAGCGGCCGATCACCTGGAAAAGAAAATCTCGCTCGATGAGCTGTTGGAGATCCGCGCGCCCCATGTCTACCTTGTGAAGATCGAGGGCAACAGCATGCAGGGCGCCGGGATATTCGCGGGTGACCTTGTGATCGTTGACCGTGGCCGGGAAGCTGAGCATGGCGATATCGTGATTGCCGCGATCAACTGCGAGCCAATGTGCAAGCGGCTGCACCGTCGTGATGGGCTTGTGGTGCTGCAGTCTGAGAATCCAGGGTTTCCGCCGATCCACATTATGGAAGGCGATGATCTTCTGGTGTGGGGTGTAGTTCGATACAGCGTGCGCGCCCATGACAAAGTCTGATCAGGTTTTCGCACTGATCGACTGCAATAGCTTCTATGCGAGCTGTGAGCGTGTGTTCCGGCCAGACCTTGCTAAGACCCCAATTGTGGTGCTGAGCAACAACGACGGCTGCGTTATTGCCCGCAGCTACGATGCAAAGCCCTATGTGAAGATGGGCGCACCGTACTTTCAGATAAAGGACGATCTGAGGCGTTTGGGTATCGTGCCGTTCAGCAGCAACTATGCGCTCTATGGCGACATGAGCGAGCGCGTCATGAATATCATTGAATCAATGGTGCCGGCCGCAGAGGTCTACTCGATCGACGAATCATTCGCCGACCTCTCGGGCATTCCGGGCGACCTTACCCAGTTCGGGCGCCAGATCCGCAGCACCATCTTCAAACGGACGGGCATCCCAGTGGGTGTTGGGATAGCGCCGACGAAAACCCTGGCCAAGTTGGCGAACCACACCGCAAAGCGTCTGCAGGCGCAAACTGGTGGCGTTGTGGACATATGCGACGAGTTCAAACGGGCTTGGGTATTGCGCAATACCGAAGTGAGCGAGGTGTGGGGCATTGGGCGACGTCTGAACGCGCACCTGGAGGGAATGAAAATCAAGACTGCCATGGACCTGGCCAACGCCGATCCGTCTATGTTGAGACAGAAATTCAGCATCGTTGTCGAGAAGACCGCCCGGGAGCTGGCCGGCACGCCATGCCTGGAACTTGATGACCCGGACCCACCGAAACAAGAAATATGCTGCAGTCGCATGTTCGGTAAGCGGCTGACAGAGATCGAGCCGATCAAGGAAGCGGTAGCCACCTACATGATGCGAGCATCGGAAAAGCTGCGCGCCCAGGGCTCACTCTGCAAAAAAGTGAGGGTCAGTATTCGGACAGGGATGTTCAACCCGGAAGAAGCGAAGTACGCCCAGGGCGCCCTAGTGGAGCTGCCCTACCCAACGAACGATGTGCGGCTAATGACAAAGTTCGCCGTGGCGGCCGTAGACAGGATTTTCCGGCCAGGCTTTCGGTACAGCAAAGCAGAGGTGCTGTTGATCGATCTGCGCCAACCTGGTGAGTTCACAGACGATCTGTTCGCTGAACATCAGCCTGCGACCTCGGACCAGGTTATGGGCGTACTGGATCAGATCAATAATAGATGGGGACGTGGCACGCTGCGCACTGGAGGCGTGCCAGCGGCGCCGGACTGGGGCATGCAGCGTTCATTGATGAGTCAGAGCTACACCACCCGCATAGATCAGCTATGGACCGTAAAATGACTGACGATCCAGGTTGGGCCGTATGGATGGCAGTGCTGTATGACCAGCCACCGCTGCTCACCGCCCCAGGCGCAAGACATAAGCTGCTGATCCAAGAGGCACACGCTATGGTCAGCGCCGGGACCGTCAACCGCGACCTGCTGTGCGACATGCTGGAGATGGCCGATGCTGCCTTGGAATGGGCGTTCCAGGAGTTGATCGATTGGGAGACGGATCTACCAACACATGGATGTTCTGAGCGCTCAAAAGCTTCTTGGATGGCAGATCGAAGCAGGGGCCTTTAACTTTAAAATAGGGTCGCTGTAGATAGCAGGGGTTGGTGCCCCTGCCGCACTAACCAGCGTCCGGATCAAATATATAATTAAAGAGCCATGACCCTTTGGATTTTTTCACCTACAACAGGATTGCTTAGCAGTGTCTCTAGAGCCACCTCAAGAGCTTGACGGTCTCGGCACACAAACTCCTGATTATTAAAATGAAGTTCAAAAGGATAGCCCGCAACTCCCATAACATATTCCGCAAGTGTTTCTTTACTGCTTTTGTCATCCGCAAGCGAGCAACAAACTGAATAGGCTTTTCTAATCCCGGCAGATAGAGCCTTCGCCAAATTATTAGCGCCTCCACCAAAAATATTTCCGGAAGCCTTAAAACCTTCATCCAAGAAGATAACAACCCTGCCTTCTGTAGCTTCGAGAATCTGGTTTTTAAGATCCTCGAAAACCGCATGAATTTCCATTTTGTTTTTCTTAGAATGCTCAGCTGCGTCGAGACCTTTATTGAACGATTTCTTAAAGTCAGCCATAGTTCAAACCTTTTCAATTGTGCCAAATATTGGCAGATGATCGAATTTATGTTTAGCACTTAGGACTCGCTCTAAAAGATCGGGTATTCGTGCGATATAAACGGACGTATCAGATAACACCCAGTGTTTGCCGAGAATAAATCCGTGTGAAAAGATCATTTGATCAAACGCAAACCATCTAGTCGTTTCCCCTTTCGGATAATAATAGCTGCCTAATTCGGTTGGCTCTGATAACAAATCGCCCAAGAAGCTCCAAAAAGGATTGTAGAGCAGAGTGGCGTTTTTCCGTACAAGGCTTCGATCCCTCGACGCCCTCAAATGTTCACTAAGTGAAACATTATAAGGCTCATCATTATAGTCACCCAAAAGTATGACAAGCTCGCGCTCGTCTAAATCTAAAGCCTGATCTACTTTTAAGCGCAAAGAAAGGCTAATTGCATGTCGCTTCGGATGATTGCTATCAACGTACATGCGGCTAGGCCAGTGAGAAATAAACACCGAAAGAATAGAGTCGTATCCTAAAATCTCAAGCCTAACCCGCTGAGCCACCTTGTGCTTTTTTTTTGCAATAGGTGTGATGATGGGGATGTCATCAATTATAGATATAAATCCAGTATTATATACGTAGCCTAGATCAACTTTTGTTGTGCCGCTATCAATGACCGCAGACACATATTTAAAATTCAAGAATGAGTTATTTTGCGTAAAGTAAGTCATATCAAGCTCAGACACTTCACCCAGCGCAATAAAGTCTGCACCTTGATAGGAGATCATATGTTCGATCACGCTCAGAGCAAATTGCTGAACTTCAACTTTTGAACGGCTTTTGGCCCTAGGCGACAAGCTTGTGTTCCACCAAGCGAAGGTCATCTTATTAGGCATTTCTAATATCGTAATCTCATCATCCATGTGACGATCCTGCTCGGTTATCAAATCGGTCGCTTTTTCCAGGGGAGCTTGGGTGACCGGGGAAGCTGTTACAGAGTAATAGGTTTTAAGCCCTCCGATAAAGCGCTGATGCTTACAGTGTGATCGATCCAAGCAGCGCAGACATCAATGCAGCCTTGCCCGCATCTGCGGCAAATGCCGCAGCATTGTTCGGAGGCGCCCCCAGTTGCGGGTGACCGTGCGCCGCGATCTGCGTGTTCATCTCCTGGAGCAAATCCAGGGTATCGCACAACACCTTGAAGATATTGACGTTTCCCGACCCTACCCAGCTTTTCGGCGCCTGCAGTCGCTGGCTTTCCTGGGTGATGCTCTCGCGTAGGCCCTGGATACGCTCGGACATGTCGCCACCCACGGCCGCGTTGTGCTTCTTGCCCACCACAAGGTTCAGGTCGCGGCCGGTGGCCTGGTGCATGTCGTCCAGGGCGGCGAGTGTGGCAGTGCCGGCGGAATTCAGCTTGAGCGCGCCCAGGGCGTCGATACGTTTGATGCCCCCCACCTGCTCCGTCGAGTGCGTGGCCACGTCCTGGTCGTGGCTCTGGTACTTCTCCTGATTGGTGCCGCTATCGACCTGGCGTTCCAGGGACTGGTCACTGATCTTGCCATCAGTGGTCCGGGTCCAGTTGCCGGCAGCGTCGACGCGCTGCTGGGCCAGATCGCTGTGCTGCCAGACATGATCCCCTTTCGGCACCTTGGGCAGGCTCAGGCCGTGCGGCAGGATCGTTTGGATGTAGGGGCAATGTGGCAGGCCGTAAGCAAAACAGACCACAACCCGGGTTCCCTCATGCGGGAAGGCATACATGCCCATTTCATCTCCACCAGTCGGTACCGGCAACGGCACACCGGGCAGCAGCGGCATACCTGAGTCGGGCATACCGTCCGGGGTTAGCACCTGCAGGTCCACCGCGTAACGTGGCCGGAAGTCGTCACACATGCCCGCGTCTGCAGGCGGATCCGCGACGGCGACCACCTGGGCGAACCTGGGCAAGTGGTATTGGCCGGACAGTTCCGGGAATTGCCGCTCTACGCTGCGTTTTACTGCGTCGTCCATTTGATGGCCATCTGTGTGCCGGCGAGGGCCACGCTGGTGACCCGCTCGCCATTGTTGATCGATGCACCAGGGCGCAACCCGGGAAGCGCGGCAATAACGGCGCTCTGGTTGCCCTGGTAGTCGTTGAACAGTTCCAGGGGCAGCTGCAGCGCGGATCGGGCGCCAAAGAAGCTGTCCGTCCAACTGCCGGCGAACACTTCGCCATTGCCCTGCTGCTGCCAGATAAAGTCGGGAATGCCGTAGACCTTGGCCAGGCTGTCTAGGGCCAGGTATCCAGACGCCAGGCTGTAAAAGAACGGCGCCTTTACCCGGGTGTAGTCCTGGTCAGGCACCTTGAACGACAAACCGGTCTGATTGCTGACCTCGACCAGGACCTGGCGCATGTCGACGTGACGCAGGTTCATCGGAAGCGGGTTGGCCAGGATCCCAGCCAGCTCGCGGCAGGCGACCACCTGTTCCATGCGGTTGGTGGTGGTGCAACGCTCGACGTAGCCCAGGAAATGTCGCTGCAGCGTGCTGTCGTTGTAGCCAATGTCCAGGGTGACCAGGCCTTTTACCGCGGACTCGGCCTTGATCGTGAAAATAGCCCGTCCTGGGCTTTTTAGATCGAGGCGCACATCGTCTTTGACCATCGGGTAGACGGTGCCGGCAATGGCCAGTACCTGGTGCAGCTTCATGCTCATTTCTTGTCACCGCCCAGCCAGCCGTCCACCTTCTTGAGCACGTTTTCGAAGCCGGTCAGCTCCGGTTCGCCGCCGGTACCGCTGCCGGCCACGCTGTCGCCCGGGGCGGCCTGGCTGTTGGTGCCGTTAGCCTCCCGGCGCTGCTCGGTTTTCTCGGGGTTGGACAGCTTTTCAGCCAGGGTGAACTGGATGATCCATTGCGCCAGGGTGTCGTCTTCCCGGGCGCTGACGCTCTCGCTGAACTGCGCCTGGCGCACACCGAAGGCCTCGGCCGTGTCATTGACCACGCGGTAGGTTTTGCGCTGGCCACCGCTTTCCGTCGCCTCGGCCATGCTCATCAGGGCGGCCAGGTCCGCCGAGTCCTTGTATTTGATCTTCATCGCGATGGTTAGCGTCTTGGGCTTAAAGCCCTTGTCCGCCGAGTCGGTGGCACTGGTCTGGCCTGACATGTCATCGCTTTCAATGCGCAGATTGCCGGTGACCTTGAGGCTATGGCCACGGATCTGTGACCCGTCCAGGAGCAACGTCATAGGCCCATCATCTCCTTTACAAAGCTCAGCCCTTTGAGGGATCCCACGAACATGACGCCGGCGGACATGACCCATTCGTGCCCGGGGGTGCTGTCGTCCTCCTCAAGCAGTTGTTTGCGCAGCTCGGCCGTGTCGCCTGGTCCGATCATGCGGGCTTGCATGCCGGCGTTGTCGGTGCCGCTGTTGAGCACGTCGCGCAGCGCCGCGAGTCGATCGGACTGCTCGAGCACCTGGTCAGCCTTGCGCTGGGCCAGCTCGGCCAGGTCGCTCAGCGGTGAGCTGTTGGCGGCGTAGGCTTCCAGGTTGGCCAACTGGGTGTTGAACGCCTGGCTGGCCTCGCGCAGCACCGTGCAGCGCTCCATCGGCGCAGTGAACCATCGCGGCTCATCACCAGCCGCCGGGATCTGCCACTTCTCGGTTTCGAGTTGCACCAGGTTCTGTGCCCGGCGCTCTGCGCGCTGCAGATCCCCGATCGGCATCAGGGCATTGAACTTGCCCAACAGACTCGACATGCCGTCGTACTGCGTGCCCAGGAACAGGACAACGACCGCGTGCTGGTCGTCGCCGTCCGGGCGGTTCGGATCTGAGCTGTCCTGCAGCTTGTCGGCCAAGCGCTGTACTACGCCCGGGGCAGACAGCGAGCACTGATAACCATTGCTCTCGCCAACCCCGGACTGGAACGGTGTCACGGTGATACAGCGCGGGATCTCGCCAAATTGGCCGTCCAGGGCTTCGCGGCCGATCGTCACGGCGCCCTTTGCGATATCGCCGATCAGGCTCAAGTCGGTGGTGACCAGATCGGCAATGCCGTTCAGGCGATCGGCCGTGCTCTGTAGGTCGGCCGCCGCCATGTCCTTGGCCTCGTCCAGCTTGCTCATCCATGCCGTGGCCTCCTCGGGCCACTGCATGGCGACGGGCATCCAGTTGAGCGGAATCATTGCGCTCGCCCCGTCAGAATCTCGTCCATTCGATCCTTGGTCAGCACGCCCTGGGCAACTAGATTAGTCAGGCCATCCTGGACAGATTTCAGACCAAGGTTTATCTCCTTGAGATCGCTGTTCAATCGAGCCCACCAGATAGCCAGCTCGCTGTCAGGATCATCAGCAATCAGCTTTCTGATTGCGACTTCCTCAGCAGCCAGGAACAACATGAAAAAGTCACTGGGCCGGAGGATCGGCATCGCGGCCTGATCAATCCAGACGCCATCAACCCTCTGTGGCGTTAACCCGATCGTGTAAATCGGCTGCTGAGTAGTGGAGTTCTCGGGCACACCGTCGCCCTCATAAACGCCAGTCAAATAGCCTTGTGAGTTATAGATAAAATGAACGGCCATCTATTTAACCCTCACAAATTTGCCAGCGGTGCCGGAGATGAACATGTAATCGCTATCCGTATCGTTTTCGGCGTAGATCAAGCCGAACAGAGCAGAACTGGTTGAGCTGCCATAAACAACAACCCCAGCGCCGTAAGCGATTCCGCCGACAGCGAGGGCTAAAGCCGAAGACCGGACAAACCAATTAATGCCGTCGTTCGACGTAAAGGCGTAGGGAGCATTCAGGCAGGCGACCACGAACAGGCCCTCTGCAAATACAACCTTCCCTCCCGATGCCCCGTTATGAACGATCGACTTCACCGTCCATGTAATACCGTCAGCCGAAGACATCACCTGATTGGCCTGAGAGTTCCAGGACACAAAGAGACCTTTGCCCCAAGTTACAGAGGCCAGACTCGTAATTCCCGCCGGAGCGTTAACCACCGTCCAGGTGATGCCGTCGACGCTGCGGGCGACTCTTCCGTCAAGTGAGGTAGCAACGACAACGCCCTGGGCCCCTACAGCTAACGCCGCCCAGGTGCCCGAAGAAGGAAGAGCTCTCACGGTCCAGACCACACCGTCAGGCGATGTCGCAGCCATCTGGTAGGCCACGGTCCCGCCACAGATGGCGACAAATAGATTGAGGGTGGGATTCCATACAACGGCTCGCCATTGCCCGGCTGGCATGTTGGCGTTGGCGGTCCAGGTGACTCCATCGATCGACGTAGCGCAAATCGTGTTGGCCGTATTGCCCGGCGCCGTGGCTACTGCTACCCACTTACCTGCGCCGTAAGCAACACCATTCCACGCGAGGCTTGCTGGCATCTGCCGGACGTTCCACACAACCCCATCCGGAGTAGTGAGGCAGGTGCTCTGTTCTGCGCCATTGACACCACCCATCGCAACAAACAGACCGTTACCGTAGCCGATCGCAGTGAAGTAGCCGGACTGTACAGCGGTGGAGGACGCCGCCGAATAGGCAGATTGTCGCGGGAATGCCGCTGACATTTTTGGGTACTGAGAACGCCGAATCATCGATCCGACTGCCTTATATGCATCGCCGCTTGCGAATACATCAGCATATCCACCAAGCGGAACATTCCCGCCGGCGCTGCTCGAGGACGAGCTAGTTGATAAAAAGCCCATAGTTAATCCTCCGCTCCAAATACACGCACAGATACATTCCCTTTAGTAGCCATGGCCCAAATCTTTTCGCCAGGATCCATACGCATGCCGACGTCCTCCCAAGGAGCATTGCCGTCAACGGGCACGCCAGGCGTGATGCACTTTTCGGGAATGGCGGTTGGTCCCATCCAGACCCAGTAATTCACGTCGGCGTTGTTCTGGTTGGCCATACGGATATTCACCGTGAGCGCCGTGGTACCGGTGTGTTCGTAAATCAATGTGGTGGTATTAGCGACAAGCAGCGCGGACCCAAAGAATGCGGGCATGACTGATCCTTTAAAATTGAGCGAAGTAGTAGAGGTGGGAGCGTTTCGGGGTTGCCGCCTGGATCTGTTCGGCCAGGCCGCTACCGTTCGTGCCCAGCTTCACAACAGGGCGCAGATCTAAAATGGTGTTTGCGTTGGGCAAGTGGGCGATCGGCATCACGTAGTGCTGGGTGGCCACGCTGTCCAGGTAGTCCGCCAGGCCGGTACCGAAAGCGATCTTCCAGGTGGCCACCACGTCGTTAAGCTGCCGCTCCAGGGCGCAATCCAAATAGGCCGTGGTCGGGAAAGACGGCGGCGCGACGATCACATGTGAGGCGTTTTCAATCCGGATGCCTTCGCCATAGGCAATACCCGGGGCGACCTGATAAGCGCCGGCGATCTTCTCCAGGAGCAAGGCGGTATCGAAGAACGCGGCCCGGCCGTAGATATCGCGATTGCTCAGGCGCTCGCGCTGATCGATGCCAACCAGGCGCACCGTGAAATCGTGCTGCCAAGTGCTGGCGTCGACCGTCAGGCCGGTCAGCGCCTGGGCCCCGTCGAAGGCCACCAGGAAGTTGCGTGTAATGTTGTTGCCCGTCTGCAGCGGCGGGATGTTGCGGCGCTTCTGCTGCACCGGCACATACGACACTGCGAACAGCACACCGCCGTCGGACACCAGGCCGATCCAGTTGTAGTCCCAGTCGCCGACATCGCTGCCCACTTGGGCGCTGTAGACCACCTGGTTGGGATTAACGTAGCCCGCCGCCCAGGACGGAATCGCAGAGCTGTAGACGATCTGGCCTGCAGGTGGCTTCGCGGCCGCCCGATCGACCGCGCCGGCCGTGTCCAGCCCGGGCACGTTGGCAAAGATGAAATGGGTGATGTTCAACGGCAGGTTGGCGGCTTGCTTCTGTGCAATCAGAGATTCGCCGGCAAAGGTGATACTGGCAGCCATGGGTTGGCTCCTACAGGGTGGCGATCAGCGTTTGCTGATCGTCGTTAAAGTCGGCAATGGCCACATGCATGGACACGCGGGTGATGGTCACGAAGTCATAGCGCCGGCAGGTGCGGCCGTACTGCTGGACGATGATTCGCAGCAGCTCGGGGTTTTGCGACAGCTGCGAGTCAGAGAGGCGCAGCAGGATCACGTCCCAGTCCCGATCCGGCATGCGCTCCTCGATCTCGATGTAGCCGACGCCCAGGCGCACCAGAATGCGTTTAAGGCCTGCAGTGCTGCCGGCGTCCACCGCGTTGACGAAGGCGTACTTCACGCGCAGGCGGTACAGGCTTTCGGGTTCGCCACTGAATCGGGTGATATCGCGCTGCCAGGCCATCAGGTCCAGCACGGTCAGGTGGCAGGTCTCCGGATCCAGCTGCAGGAGCGGCCACTGCAGCCAGCCCTCGACGTTTTCCCACCAGGCCTGGGCGCTGGCCTTGAGCTTGGCCAGCTCACCGGCATCGAGCCAAAAAGGTAGTTCGAGCTTAATCACCGAAGGTCACCTGCAGCGTGTGAATGCGTGGAATGGTCAGCTCGGACACGATGTCGCTGTTGGTGAAGCGCAACGAGTCGATGCCGGCGAACTGCTGGTGCAGTTCCTCACCCAAGCGGGAGAACGAGAAACGCGATTGCGGGTAGGTCAGGGTCGGCTGATAGTCGCTGTCGGTGCTCTCGCGGAACGCGGCCCGAATGAACAGCTCGACATTGGCCTTCAAGGTGTCGCGCTCGGCCGCTGTCAGGGTTGATTTCGGCCACAGCGCCATGGCGATATCGTTCTGCGTCTCCGGGATCACCATCACCAGCAGATCGTCGCCGTGGCCATGGTTGCCTTCGTCCATGATCTTGCTGTTGATCTGCACCAGGTACGATTGCGCCGGCACATCGGCCTCAAACAGCACATAGGCATTGGCGGTACCGGGACCACGTGGGGCCCCATGCTCGAAATACACGCCGTTGGGCTGCACGCCCTGGAACGCGGAGATCAGCGCCCTGTACACGGCGTCGGTGTGCCACTGATTCACTGCGCTGAACTGGTTGCGCACGCGCAGGCGCAGTTCGTCGTCGGGCTCGTCGTCCGCGCCTGGTGTGGTCAACCAGCCTTCCGGGTTGGTGACAGCGATGACGCCAGCAATCGGCGTCGGCAGCACGCCGTAATAACCCGGGGCCAGGTTGTGGCCACTGCCGGGCAGGGCTGCGATCACCTGCACCAGGACCGTGGTCTGTCCGTCAGCGAACTGCGCGGTTTCGCTGGTCAGCAGCTGGTACACGTTGCCGTTGATGGGTGTTGACTGCACCACGGTACCGGCGGGCAGCTGCAGCACGCCCGAGGATCCGGAACGGGTGAACAGCACAGTGCCGATCGCCTTGCTTTCGCCCTTGCGGGCAATGTTCACGGCCCAGGCCAGGGTATCGAGCCACTGTTTACCGGCGGTTTTGACGAAAAAGTTGGGCAGCACTGTGTCGCTGAAAAAGGTCAGGATCCACAGCACCGGTTTGGTGACCAGGGCCGTGACCACACGCCAAAACGGCGAATAGGACGATGTGTTGGCCACCGTGGCGCCCTGGGCGGTCACTTCCGCTTCCCAGGCAGCACGCAGCGCGGCGTCGGTGGTCGGGATCCCGGAGTCGGCCAGGGCCTGTTTGAAATCGATATCGCTCACAGGATCACCTCCACGTCGCCGAACTGCAGGGTTTTGGCGGTGATCAGGTACTGGCCGTTGCCCAGGTCTTTAACCCGGGCGGTGCCCGGTACCAGGCGCACGTCGGTCTCCACCAGCAGCTCAAGTTGCTGGCGGTAGTCGCGCTTGATCAGGTTGCTGCGCTCGGCGACCAGGGAGACCAGCAGGCCGCTGTCGCGGATCATGTGGCCGATGTCCTGGGCGATACAGGCCCTATCGACTACTAATTCCGGCTGTCGGCCGAGGTCCAGCACCAGGTCGTTGTCGACGATCAGCAGGTCAAGGTATTCACTCATCCCGGCACCGCCATGCTGACCATGTTTTCCAGCTCAAGCGGGGTCATCGGCTTGTCGTTCTTGATCGTCAGGTTTTCCACATGGATGCCTTGTTGCGTCTGGGTGTTGTTGGTGGTGTTCTGAATCGAGCGCAGCAGGCCGCCCGCCGGCACGGCGTTGGGACGAAGCGGCGAAATGCTGGCGGTGTTGGCAGTGATACGTTCGCGGGTCTGGTCGGCCTGCTCGCCCAGGGATGGCACGCTGACCAACTGGGGGACTTGCGGCCCGGCGACCAGGGGCGCGGAGATGCCGGGCAGCTCCGGCGCCTTGGGCATGTCACCAAACGATGCGTCGATCTGCACGCCTGGGATTTTGTTCAACATGTCGATCAGACTGCTGATCGCGCTCTTGAAGATGTTGACGATGCCGTCCCAGGCAGCGCTGGCCAGGCCGGTCCAGCCGCCGATAGAGCCGAACCAGTCCGACAGCGCCTGCAGCTTGGCGCTCACCCACTGGAATGCGGCCGTATCCATCAGGGCGCTGGTCCAGTCGTCCCAGTAGTAGACGGCGGCGGCGATGACCGCGATCGCGGCGACGACGCCGGCAATGATCAGCCCGACCGGGTTGGCGTACATGGCTGCGTTCACCAGCCAGATAGCGCCTTGCCACAGCAGCATGGCGCCCCGGACCAGGCCCATCCAGGTGTACATGGCCACCATGCCGACCACGAAGGCCGAGATCATGACCGTGTGGTAGAGGAACATGGCGATCGAGCGGAAACCGGTCCAGGTCAGCACCTTCCAGATCGTCACCATCGACAGCCAGACCATTTTTGACATGCCCACGACCAGGGTCATGGCCGACATGGCCGCGATCAGCCCGAACACCACCAACGTGGTGATGCCGATTACACGGGTGATGTTGGGAAACATTTGGGTCCAACGGGTCAACGTCGACGCGATAGCCACCAGCTTTTCCATCAACGGCGTGAGCATGGGGATCAGCGCCTGGCCGAAGGCAATGCGCAGGGCCTGCACGGCGGCGCCGAACTGCTGCCACGGATCGACCATGGCCTGGGCCATCTTCTCGGCCGACTCGAGTCCGCGGACTTTGCCCAACTCGGCGATACCGTTTTTCAGTCGGTCGGTGTCCTTGGCCAGGGCACCGATCACCTGGGCGCCTTCGCCGCCGAATGCGGCCAACAGTTTGGCGTTGGCCGATGCGGTGGTGAGGTCGCCCAGCTTGCCCTGCAGCTTGGCCAGCACGTCCATTATCGGGAGCATATTGCCCTTGGCGTCGGTCAGCTTGACGCCCAGGGTCTTGGCGCCGTTGGCCGCGTTCTCAAAGAAGGCCTTCAATCGGCCGCCGGCGTCGCCGCCTTCCATGGTGCTGCTGAGCGTGCCGATCACCGCGAACTGCTCCGCAATGCTCATGCCGGAGGAGGTCGCGATGGCGCCGACCTCCTTAAATGCGTCCTTGAGCTGCGCGCCATCGGTGCGGAACAGCTTCACCACCATTGCCGTCTGGCCGCCCAGTTGCTCGACCCATTTGTCCTTACCCATGGCGTCGGCGCCGGCCTTGAAGATGTTGTACATCGTGCCGACGTACTGCCCCATGGTCTCGGCGTCGGATTTGGTGGCCTTGGCCAGCAGGTTGGACGTGTTGGTGAAGGTGGCCAACTGGTCGCCGGCCAGGCCCTTGATGGCCCCGGAAATGCTGTAGGCCGACTCCACAAACTCGGACGCGCTGGTGGCGTACTGGACAGAGAAAGCCAGAGCCTTCTTGTTCAGCGCGTCCAGGGCGTCCCCGGCGACGTCCAGGGATCGCACCTGTCCCAACGCTCGGTTCATCTCAAGCGCCGGTTCCAGGGACTCGGTGATGCCCTTCGCCGCACCGATCATGCCGCCCAGGCCGAGGCCCATCTGCTTGATGTTGGCTTCACCTGCAGCAGCCAAGTCGGAGAAGGTGGTTTTCACCTTGCCCAACGGCGCGCTGACCTTATCGGTCAGGCTGAGAATGAAAGCCAGGCGGGCGGAGCGATCGGCCATTGAGGGTTATCCGTTCAGTGCGTAAGCGATGCCGTTGGCGACGGCGATTTCCATGCGGCGCCAGTGCTCGTCCTCCAGCCACTTGGCTGTGCCCATTGCTTCAATGGTGAGTTCGGTACCGGGGAGCCAGCGGGTGGTCAGTGCCACCAACTGGCCCAAGCTGTCTTCGGTCAGGCGGTCAGCGTGCTCGAGGACTTTTTTACGATCACATCAAGGCTTGGCGCGTATTCCTCCAGCAGCGCGCCGGCCAGCTCCATCACGGTCACCGGGTTAACCAGGAACGGTTTCAGTGCGGCGCGCTGGTCCTGCAGCACGGTGTTGATCAACAGGTTGTTGGCCGGGGCGACCTTGTTGGCCTGGGTGGTCGAGTTGAAGTACTTCGTCACGACCTGGGGATCCAGCTTGAAAGTGAACTCCTGGTCGCTGACTTCCAGGGTGATTTCGCGTACGGCGTCGTTGGTAGTGGTGGTCATGGTGCTTTCCATTGGTTTGAGGAGATTCAGGGTTGTGCCGGCATGCGCAGGCACAACTGGCGGATGTGGTCCTGCAGGCCCAGGATCATTTCCCGGCTGAGGGCGAGTTCGTCGCGGAGGGTGAAATAATCTGGTCGAGCGTCTGCTGCGAGTTCGGCGGTGGCTGCATCAGCCACGCGGCCGGCGCCGGCACTGGCGGACATTGCGGGGCGGCTGCAGGTGGCACGGACGAGCAGCCGCTGATTGCCAGCGTCAACGTCACGGCGCAAAGCCGCGTTTTCAGCGCGTTCATGGTTCAGTTCCTCGGTGCGTTGTTGGTCGATCTGGTCGCGGGCGGCGAGCATTTCGCCGGCCAGCACGGCAGTAGCGCGCAGCCCGTTGACTTCGGTCGTGGCGGTGGCCAGCTCGCGCTGGGCGGTGTCGCGCTGGTCGGCAACGTGATCGAGCCAGGCCCAACCGAGAAGGCCGACAACCAGGAGCACCAGGACAAGTCGTAACGGGCTAATGGTCATTTCAGGCACAGCTCCATTTCGGCGATCCGGCGGTTGTGCAAGCCCTGGACGAATTGCTTGCGGCCATTGGACAGGGTTACGTAGGACCAGACGGGTGAGCCGTCCGGCGCGTAGGCCAAGGCCCTGCATCCCTCGGCGATACGGCCGGCGTTGATCAGGCCCACGGCGCGGCTGGCGCAGGTGTTCGGGTTGCCAACGTTGTGGCCATGGCTGGTCAGGGCGTCGAACGTGTTCTGGCCGACAGCCTGGTTGGTGATGCAGTCCGCCAGTTCGAGCTGGCCCTTGCTGATCACCAGGTGCTCGACTTCGGCGCAGCGCGCGTCCGACCAGTAATCACCCACCACCACCGGATAGGGGCTGGTGTGCTTCGTAATGCCCTTGCACACGCTGGGCAGACCTCGGGCCAGCCTGTCGGGGTACACGGTGTTTTGGCCGTTACCTTCCCAGTTGCCCAGAAACGCAGTAAGCGTTCCGCTGCAGAGCACCAGGACGCCGGCGGCGATCTTGCCGCGCAGGTTCAAGGGAACACCACTCGCAACAGGGTGGGCCCGACCATCTGCAGGATCGCCCACAAGGTGCTGGCGATCGCCAACGCCCAGGTGATCTTCTTGCCGATATCGGAGACCACCACGGTCAGCTTCTGCTGGCCCTCATTCAGTTGGGAAAGCTGGCCCGACATGTGCTCAAACTGGCCTTCCAGGCGGGTGACACGCCCGGGCACAGCCTCATGGCGATCCTCGAGCTGGCGCACCTGGTGCTTGAGCACGGCGATATCGCTTTCAGCTTTGCCCAGGCGTTCGGCACCGGTGGCTTTTGGGGTTGCTCGAGCAGTCATCGGCGCTTTCCTTCGTGGACGGTCTGGCACGGCACACAGCGAGTCATGCCGCCCAGCGCCTGGCGCGCTTCGGGGATCGGCTTGTCGCAGTCTTCGCAATGGGTGAGGCTGGGCCCGGTCGGCCGCGCCAGAGCCAACGCGGCGGCGATAGCCTGGTCACGTTGACGCTGTTCCAGGGCCTGGGCACGGTCGAACGGGCAAACCATTAGGTCAGGTCCTCGATTTCCGAGGCAGCCAGGTACGGCACGTCATCGATCTTGATGAAGTCCGGCGACGTCACGTCGAAAGGCAGCTTCACAGTGGACTTTGTGGCGCCCTTGGGGTCCAGGCTCAGGAGGCTGGACACGCGAAGCTTGCAGCCGAAGGCCTCGTACTTGATTTCTTCCTCGCCTGCCTTGGCGTAGAACACGATGTCGAACGGCTCCAGCTCGCGGAAACTGCCGGCAGTGCCTGCCTGTTCGGTGATCAGCTTGAAGTTGGTGATGTCGACCTCAAGTTCACCGGCTGCTGCTACGTCGCCGTCGACGTGACCGTTGGGAACGCCCCGGGTTTGCGCCACGGCGGTGTTATCGGTGATGTCCAGAGTGCAGGCTTCGCAATGAATCTTGGTGTCACCCAGGGAGATATCAAAATTCTTACCGCCAATCTTTGCTGCCATGGGTTACTCCGTTTCGGACAGCGAAAGGTCCAGCGCCAGGTTGGCGGTGATGTCTTTCGGGCAGTTGAGGGGGCGCAGGGTCAGGTACGCGACGACTGCGGTTTTGCTGGTCCAGGCCAACGTGATTGAGTCCTTCCCGGGTTGCTCGATCTCGCCCGGAAAGATGTTGGCGCCGACCTTGGTGGACTTGGCCATCTGGCGTAGCGGCGCCATCAGTGCGGTGCGGTTCACTTCCATGCTGGCGGACGAGCTGTTCAGGCGGCGATCGCCGATGCGCTGGATCAGCAGCACGCGAACGCGGCGGGCTGCCTTGTCGAGCACGCGCAGGTGCTCGATCACATCGGCATCAGAGCCGGGGGCAACCAGCATGTTGCCGTCGGCCCAGTACATGCCCGGGTAACCGGCATAGGTCTGGGGCACGGACAGGCGGGCAGCATCCAGCACGGCGCTGGTGGCCGTCTGCAGCGGCACGCCGTCCTTGTCCGTTGGAGTTTCACCCAGGCCCTGCAGTGCGCCGGTAGCCACCCGCATGGGGGTGTCGGCAATGCTGACGCCTGCATTGGCCAGGCGCCCGGCCAGCACGCCCAAGTTATTGCCGTGCATCTGCGGGACCGCAATCACTCGATCGGCCACCAGGTCCTTGACCAGGTCGCGCTGGGCGGTCTGGTACTCGGCCCATGTAGCGGTGGCACTGTCGATGCCGGCAGTGGCCGCAATGATGAAAAGGCGCCGGCCGTAGGTGTTCTGCACACCTACAGCGGCGGCGTTCATGCTGGCCAGCTCGACAACAGTGGTCACCGGTTTGGTGATGACCACGGCTTCGACGTCGTAGCCATGTTGCTGGGCATAGGTGAAGGCGTCCGACCAGGCTCCATCGGCCGCGATCGGCATGGCCAGGGCGTTCCAGCGATCGCCGCCGTTTGCCCGGGCGGCGATGATCTGGGTTTTCAGGTCGCTGGCCGGGATGCCCAGCTGGACGTCCAGATCGCTTTCAGTGTTGAGAGCGATGACCTGGCCAATGTTCTTGGCGCCTGGCCCGATGAACAGGAATAGACGCTCGACCTCGGTGGCGGTGCCTTGGCCGAGGTTTTGGTTAATGACTGAGACTCTGCCGAGTGCCATGGGATGCCTCTATCGCGGGGATGTGATGGTTTGGCGCAGCACCAGGTTGACCAGTTGGCTGGTCTCACTGGCACTCGCGCCCAGGAATTGGCGGGCGGGCAACTGGATGTTCCAGGCCTGCTTACCGGTTGAGGCTTTGTGTTCGGTGTCCAGGACGCGGATCAACAGACCGGCCTTGGTGTATTCCAGGTTTTGCTGAATCCAGGCCACGCTGGGCTTTGAAGGCTTTTTCTTCCCGGGCAAGCGGATCCGGTAGTTGAGCTGGCGCAGGCGCTTGGCCTGCTTTTCCGTGGCGGCGGTACCGGGCGGGACCTTATTCAGCTCGCGCATCTGGTGCGCGGTGACACGCTCGCTGCCACCGTTGTTCTGTTGCGAGGCGACGTACTGGGTCAGACGGTTGCGCCAGCCGAGTTCCGCCTCCTGGGCGGTCAGTTTCACGACATCGAGCAGCTTGGCCAGGCCGGTTTCCATCTTCTTCTTGGACTTGGTGCTGTCCTTGCGAGGCGCGAACGACGAGCCGTCCAGGTTCTCCTGGTTGCGCACGCGGCCACGGCTCAAGCTGCGCACGCGCTTGCTGACGTTGTTCAGCAGACGCCGGCGTTTCACCGGTGGCAGCTCCAGCAGGGCGAGCAGATCCTCGGCGCCCAGCAGGCCGCGAATGTCGAGGTTGAGCGGGCTAGACGCTGTCATGGCGCACTACCTCGCCGCTCTCGGCGACCCACAGCTCAAACGGAACGGCCGACCAGGTCTTGCCGTACACCTCGATTTCGCCTGCAGGATCCTCGGCCAGGTACTGCGGCTCGCTGAACTGCAGGGTCAGCTCGACGTCGGCCAGGTCGTCATCGAGCATGTCGATGGCGAAGGTCGGCGCGGCCAGGTCTTCGCGGTCTTCGTCGTTCGCTTCCAGCCAACTGCCCACCAGGGCGATCAGTCGCGCCGGGCTGTCGGCGAAGCGCTCAAACGAGATCGTCGCGGTGTAGTTCAGGTCGCCCATGTACATGCCCTTTTCATCGGGCTTCCAGATCAGGTCGACCTGAACGTTGTCGGTCCAGCTGTCGAGCTGCTCGGTGGCCACCAGCTGGCGACCGATCAGGTAGGCGGTCAACGCCCGGAGCTTGATCACAGCAACTTCGCCGTAATGCGGCCGCGACCCTGGATAGCTCGCACGGCTTGCTGACTGAAGGTCAGGAAGGTGTCGGAGCGCTCGGGCAGGTCCTTGCCAGTGTTCTCGGCAGAGTCGCGGCGGGTGACGGTGGCGAACTGGGTCAGCAAGCTGGCCTTGGCGCGGCAGTAGACGGCGCGCTTGTACAGGTCGACTTTAAAGGTGCGCTCCGGCAGGACGGTGGTGTCTGCAGACTCAACGCTTGACACTCCAGCGCCCTGCCAGCGCGCTTTACACGTAGCCAGGTCGAGGTTTACCTCGTGCATGGCCATGGTCAGGTCAGCGGCCAGCATGTCGACCAGGTATTCCGCCGGAAGGCGGTACCCCTTCTGGAACTCAGACACGGAGAGGTCGGGCCAAAAGCCGTCGTTCTCTACTGCCTGGTCCACAAAGGTGGTGGGTTTACCTGAAAAGCCGCTCATGCTCGACGCTCAAATAGGGCAGGTGCGGCTTCGGGGCAGACCGGGGTCATAAATGACCTGGTCGTTCCGTGGCAGCTCCCTGCAGGGGGTAGTCGGTTATTCGGTGCCGTTGCCGGCGTTGTCTTGCGTAGCGTTCGCCTGCAGCTCTGCATCCAGCTGCATAGCGGTTTCAGCGGTCGGGTCGGTGGCCTGGGCCAGTTGCTTGGCCAGAGCCTTGCGGGCACCTTTCAAGCGGGTCTCGACGCGAATTTCCGGGTACAGCGCCTCGGCCCGCTCCAGGTGAGTGACGGCCTGGACCCAGTCCTTGCGATCCATGGCCAGGAAACCCAGCATCCGGTGGTAACGCGCCGGGATCCGCTCGAACAGCTTCCATTCGCCATCAACCCGGGGCAGCAGATCCGACACATACGGTTCCGGGCTACGACCGGCCTTGTGCTCGGCCTCGGCCCACTCGATCACGGCATCAGCCACGAAGGTCGGGACATCACGGCGGAAGCGCTCAGGCAGCTCCTGGCCCTGGGACATGGCGAAGTCCGCCAGCTCCTGGCCGGCTAAAAACTCGCCGGTGTCGAACAGCCAGACCAGGACGTACATCAGCACCTGGTTGGGGAAGTTCAGGCCCGACTCGCGGTAACGGGCCACGTACTCCTGGTACTTGGGCAGCAGCTCGGAACGCTTGAGCTGCTGACGCTGGTCCAGACTGTTCAATTGGTGCAGGCGATCGAGGTCGCCGGCCAACGCCACTTCCATCAGCTTCAGGTGCTTCTGCGCGTTGGCCGGGCTGTTCAGGGCAGCACCAGACGAATAGGCCACAGGGTTAGCACTGGCGGACGCGACCGCATTGCCTTGCGCCAGCACACGGCGCTTGTGCGCCAGTGCGAGACTCACGCGGCCACCACTTCGACGTTTTCAGCCAGCGCGAACTTCTCCAGTTGCTCGATCACGTAACCTTCGTTGCGACTGTTGTAGTCCTCGACGCGGCTGCGTTTGGCGTTGTCGACGGTCTGCTTACGCCAGCTGGATGCTTGGTAGTAGATCGACAGGTTGTCGAAGCTGGTGACCAACACGGAAGTGGCCGGGAAGTGCGGCACGCTGAATGCCGGCAGGCCGCCGTAGGTGGCGATGACTTGCTGGTTTTCGATGCGCTCTTTTTCGGTCGGCTTGCCGGCCTGGTTGGCGTACAGCTTGGCCTTGTCGGCCGCCAGCAGATCGGAACCGATGATTGCGATCAGATCGCCGCCATCACGAACACGCTCGTCGACCATCTGCTTGGTGTCATGCACCAGGCTATCGAGGTTTTCGTAATCGCCACCTGGGCCCATTGTGAGCTTGCCAGCGACCTTACCTTCCGCAAGCACTTGCGAAGGGATCTGTTCGCGGGCGATCTGCAGCCAGCCTTTGTTCACGTCCTGCAGCAGAGGATGAGCGACCAGGTCGGTTTGCTCTGCAGCTTCGACGCCATGGAAACCGATCATGATGCGGTCCAGCGCGATCTGTTTTTGAACAGCTGCGGAATAACGCACATGGAAGTCGGGGAACTTGGCCCACGCATCAATCTTCGCGTAGGACAGGCTGACATCGGATTCCGTGGACGCCAGCTCGTACTGGTCGTCGTGAAGCGCTGACGCATCCTTGGCTTCACGGTCCTTGGTCTTGGTGTTGGTACGGCCAGTGACCGGGCCAGAAGTGCCCAGGAACACTTTCTGACCTTTGATCTCGGTCACAGGGATGACGTTGATCCGCTCCAGAAAGTCGGCCTTCGCGGTGATCGCGTCGTTCAGCTCCTGGGCAATCGAGGGTTCAACGCTGAACACCTTGGAAGCCAGCTCGACACCGTAGGTCTCGGCCATGGCGACTTGCATCTGGGCGAACATTTGCGCGCCGTATGCGCTCAGTGAATAGGCCATGTCAGAGCACTCGCGGTTTGTCAGGGGTGCCGGTGGTACGTGGCACGACGCGACTGGTGGTGGAATCCTTCAACGCGGTGAATTCTTTTTGCATCGCGGAAAAGGCGGCAGCCAAGGTCTGGTTGCCCTGGGCCTGCTGCTTGTTTTTGAACTCGGTTTCGGCGCTGGTCACAACCGCGTCGACGGCGGTTTGCACATCGTCGGTGAGCGCAGCTTCGGGTTCGGGAGCAGTGGGCGCGGCGGCTACGATCACAGCGTCCAGGCCTGCGACGACGATCAGGATCTGATCGCGCAGCGCCTTGATCGCCGTGGCGGTGGTTTCATCCATTTGGTTGGTCTCTTCGGGAGTTGTCGGGGTGGTCGTGCCGGTCTCTTCATCAATACCGAAGCGCTTGAACAGGCTGCGGAACATGCTGAAAAGCTTGCCTATCTCGCCCGCCGGCTCTTCGTCTTCGAACGAACCCAGGGGCACACCGGCGCCGTAATGCACGGGTTTGCCGGTTTTGCGGGAAAAGTAGAGTTCCTGGGTGCCGAGGCTGGCCGGCGAGTCGGTGACCGCCAGGCCGGTCAGATAGGCTTTGCCGGTGTTGGCAAAGTCGGGCGTTACTTCAATGCTGGTAAACAGCTTCTCGCCCTGGTCATTGAGAGCCAGCAGCTTGTCGTTGGGTTTGAGCTGGGCTTCCAGGCCGATCTGACCCGGTTTCAGGCTGGGGTCTTCTTCAACCAGGCGCACGGCAAACACGGTGCCGTAGGAGCCCGGCCAGCGTTCATGCTCCGACCAGATGACGGCAGTGTAGGTCTCGGACGTGTAGGTCTCAGCGATATCGCGCAGCTCCTGGGGAGTGATCACGCGGCCATCGGCGGTCGGGCCGCTGGTGGCGACACGTTTCCAAAAACTGACAAGGGAACGGGGCATGTACTGCGCTCAATCGGTGATGTGAGGCCCCAAGATAGGGACGTGGCCACCTCCAAACAAACGGTTGGGTTTTGCCTTTCTCCTATTTTCGATATCTAGGACGAACCCGGATTTTCTCCGCACGTTTTCCGCGTTTTCGCCGCATAGACTGCGGCCTATGCTCTATTCAGCCGAAGTTAAAGAAGCCGCCAAACGCCTGTTTCTGCGCCGCCACAAGGCCAAGGAAATTCAGGCGCAACTCAACCTGCCCCACGTACGGATCGTCTACTACTGGATCCGCCAGGGCGGGTGGGAAGACATGCTCACGGACGAGGAACCGCTGACCGCCTGCAGCCGACGCATCACCCTTCTCCTGGAGAAGACCGACACGCTTACCAAAGGCGAGCTGGACGAACTGGACCGGCTCACTACCCTGCGCGAGCGCCTGGCCAAGCAATGTGCCAAGCCGTCGCCGGCGACGGCCGAAGCGCCACCTGAAGGAGATGGCCAACGCGACGATGGAAAGCGCCGTGACCGTGGCGAGCGGCGCGAGCGCGGCGACCGCAAAAAGGAAAAGAAGATCAAGAACGACATTGCCGGCCTGACAGAAGTCGACTTCCTGGACAAGTTCATCAGCAAGATGTTCGGCTATCAAAAGGAGCTGTTCGCCGCCAAACAGAACCCGCTGACCGCCCGGATCCGGAACATCCTCAAGTCGCGTCAGGTAGGCCTGACGTACTACTTTGCCGGCGAAGCCTTCATGGATGCCGTGCTGACCGGCGATAACCAGGTATTCCTATCGGCGAGCCGCGCCCAGTCCGAGATCTTCCGCAGCTACATCATTTCGTTTGCCATGGAGTGGTTCGGCCTGGAGCTGACTGGCAACCCGATCGTGCTCAGTAAAGACGGCCAGCCTTGGGCCGAATTGCGTTTCCTGAGTACCAACAGCAGCACCGCCCAGGGTCACCATGGCCACGTCTACATCGACGAATATTTCTGGATCCGCGACTTCGAGAAGCTGAACACCGTGGCGTCGGCGATGGCCACCCACAAGAAGTGGCGCAAGACCTACTTTTCCACGCCCAGCGCGGTCACGCACCAGGCCTATCCGTTCTGGACCGGCGAGACGTTCCGCAACAGCAAGCGCAAGAAAGCCCGCGATCCATGGCCAGGTTCCGCCCAGTACACCGGTGGCGCGCTATGTCCGGACGGCCAATGGCGCAAGGTCATCACCATCCTGGATGCCATTGCCGGCGGCTGCGAACTTTTCGACCTCGAGCAGCTGCAGCTGGAGTACGACGACGACAAGTTCCAGCAGCTGTTCATGTGCAAGTTCATCGACAGCACGCAGAGCGCCTTCTCCCTGGGCGACCTGGAGCGCTGCTATTCCGATCTGTCGCTGTGGACCGACTACGATCCCGACGACCCGCGCCCCTACGGCAACAGTCCGGTCTGGATCGGCTACGACCCAAGCCGTACCCGCGACGATGCCACCTGCGTCGTCATTGCGCCGCCACTCGAACCCGGGGCCAAGTTCCGGATCCTGGAGAAGCACAGCTGGCGCGGGACGTCGTTCACGCACCAGGCCGCCCAAGTCAAAAAGCTGGTGGAGCGCTTCAACGTGCAGCACATCGGCATCGACACCACGGGCATCGGCTACGGGGTGTTCGACCTGGTGCGCGACTTCTACCCGCGCGCGACTGCCATTCACTACAGCCTGGAAGCCAAGAACGCCCTTGTGCTCAAAGCCCAGGACACCATCACCGGCCGCCGGCTGGAGTGGGACGCCGGCTGGAACGACATTGCCCAGGCCTTCCTGACGATCAAGCGCGGCACCACCAGCAGCGGCCAGATCACCTACAGCGCCTCGCGGACCGAGGCCACCGGCCACGCGGACGTTGCCTGGGCAATCATGCACGCCCTGGCAAACGAACCCTTGAACATCAACAAGCAGCGGCGCAGCCGCTACGTCACCAGCGGATCAGGTACCCATGCCCAAACGTCACCAAAAGCAGGCAACCACGCCGGCGCACGCGCCCAAGGGGCCAATGCGTTCATTCACGTTCGGCGCGCCCGAGGCCGTGCTGACCGAGAACATCGGCCAGTACCTGGGCGTGTTCGCCAGCCACGACGCGCAGATCTACACGCCGCCGGTGTCGCGCCCCGGGTTGGCCAAGCTGCTTAAGGCGAACGCGCACCACGGCGCGATCCCGCCGTTCAAGCGCAACCTGATTCTGCGTGAGTTCATTCCGTCTGCAGGCTTTTCAATGCAGACCATGAGCCGGGCAGCCCTGGACTATGTGGTGTTCGGCGAGACCTACCTGCTGCGCAAGCGCAATGCGTTTGGCCAGGTCCTGGAGCTGCAGCACCTGCCCGCGATCAACATGCGCGTGAGGCTGGACGGCGGTTTCCGGATGCTACTGCGCGACGGCAAGTACGAGGACTTCGACCAGGATGAGATCGAGCACATCTACAACTACGACGTAGAGCAGGAGATCTACGGCGTGCCGGACTACCTTGGCGGCCTTCAGGCGCTGTTGCTCAACGAAGCCGCCACGCTGTTCCGCCGGCGCTACTACAGCAACGGCGCGCACGTTGGTTACATCTTCTATTCCAGCGACCCAAACATGAGCCAGGAGGACGAAGACCACCTGCAGTCGCAGATCGCCGATGCAAAGGGCGTGGGCAACTTCCGGTCGATGTTCGTGAACATCCCAGGCGGCAGCGAAAAAGCCATTCAGATCATCCCGGTCGGTGACTTTCAAGCGAAGGACGAGCTGGAGAAGGTCAAGAACATCACCCGCAACGATGTGATCGCGGCCTGGCGTATGAACCCCGCCCTGGCCGGGATCATCCCGGAGAACGTCGCGGGCTTCGGCGACATCGTGAAGATCGACCAGGTGTACACAAACAACGAGATCCGGCCGATCTGCCAGTTGTTCAACCAAGTGAACGACACCCTACGCCCTGACAGGCATATCAACTGGGTGGAGCCACCAAAGGAAGCTGAAACCACTACATCCAATTAGTTCAGCAGAGAATGCCACTACAGATTGTGGCAAAATAGTGGCTACTGGACATCCCTGGGGAGGGGCGCAATGCGGATCTATTGCACAGCTTGTGGGCATAAGGGGCGGATCGGATCGAGGGACGATCTTGACGCTAAATTTGCCAAACTTTATTGCCAATGCCTTGACCCAAAGTGCGGTCATACATGGGTGGCCAACCTAACTTTTTCGCACACGCTAAGCCCCTCGGCGCAGTCATTTGACCGGTTGCTATTTGATCGTTTGAAGGATTTGCCCAGGGCTAAACAGCGCGAGCTGTTCGATAAGTTGGGCACGCAGGCTGTGGCCTGAATTGGCTGGAAGGCCAGCCACGTAAGGGCTGGCGTTCAAGGGAGAGCGAAGTAATTCTGGTGTGTCAGCTGTCGTGCTGTTCTTGGATCGCAGCTGTGACCATACCGTTAGTGAGGCGTAAAAGTGCCTGCTGCTCTTGCTCTGTCATACGGCGATAAAACTGAATAAGACAGCGCTCGGAACGGCTAAGAGCGCCCCATTCAAACTCACTATTTCCAACACATACGTAATCTTTTTCTACCTGATCCAACATGCGAACAACTCCATTAGTGCATTGCTGGATCGCACGGTAGCGGGACAGGCATGTGGTTAGAACCGAAGCGTAAGAGGCGGCAGAAATGAATTGTTACAAATCACTTCCGGTCTTGAGCAGCCATAGCACTGAGGGCATTTACGTATCGGTGAATGGATTTTTGATCATCCTTCGGCAACTTTCTGTAACGCTCTATCAGCTCCTCTTCGTCAGCCTGAAGCCCTTCGCCAGGGGCAGGCGTGTGGCGGCCTGTCAGGACGTAGCCCGCGTCAACATTGTTCTTCACGAGAGCCGACACGTAGCGCAAATCGATAGAGTTTGCACCCAGCTCATAATTTTTTTGCGTACCGCGACTGACTCCTACCAGCTCCCCAAACTCCAGCTGATTCAACCCTAGGCGCTCGCGCTCTTCCCTTAGGCGTACACCTACTCCGTCCGCAATAAGCATTTTTTTGATCATCCACCATTGACGCAATCAAAATTTTGACCAAGAATCGCCACGAATCAACACGAACGACCACAAACAAACAGAGTGCGCACTATGCCCGCCACCGTTACGCCGGAGCAAGCCCGAGCAGATCTTGAGAAAAGAGGGATCAGCATTGCGGAATTCAGCAGAAAACATGATCTGAACAAAAATTTAGTCAGCGACCTTTTGAATGGGCGGCTTAAAGGTCGCCGGGGGGAGGCACATCGCGCCGCAGTTTTGCTGGGGATCAAAGACGGCGTAATAGCACAGTAATGACACGGGCCAGCAGGGAAAAGCAGAACATGAAAAGCCTAGTTCTAAAGACACGCCGCGAAGTCGTAAGCGCAATTATCTGCAGCTACCCCGGTGGCCGCGAATGTGCCGCGGCACGCATCGGCCTGGCGTTGAAGAAGTTCGACAACCACGCCTACGAGAACAATAACAGTCGCCCTTTGACCGACATCCAGCTCTATCAGCTCGAGCAGGAAACCGGCACGCAACATTTCCCCAACTACGTTGCGTCCATGTATGGCGGCTTGTTCGTCCCGGTGCCGGACATCGACACCATGGACAACGTGGAAATGTACGCCCTCTCCGTCCAAGTGGCGGCGAAGCGCGGCTGTGTTGACCAGGAGATTGCCAAAGCGCTCGCTGATGGTGTCATCAGCGAAGCCGAGGCCGAGCACATTCTCAACGCGCACAACCTGCACTTGGCTGCACGTCACGCCGAGGTGCTGGCAGCTATCGACCTTTACCGCGCCAAATCAGGGCCAGCCAAATGAACAACGTACCCGCTGTCACGGAATACCAGGACGTTTTGAAGGCAGCTGCCCTCGCCTTTCTAGAGCGTCACCACTGCGAGCATCTCAGTGATGATCAACAGTTGATCACCCGAGCCGTTCGCCACCTGGTCGCAGATTACGACGTGCTGACCTCGCTGGCGGAGAAGATGGTTCACCTTGCCTATAGCGACATGAATGCTATCCGCGACCGGCAACGCCTGGATGTGGTCAGCAGCTCGACGACACATTCCGTCATCGTCGACCCCGCAACCGGCAACGCCTGGGCAATCCCGGTAAGCCTGATCTATGACCGCATCATCAACGCACCCGACAACGGGCGTTATCGCTTAGCCAACTCGTAACCCTAACTCAACAAATTACCCACCCCGTATCCCCATGGGTATGGGTGAGCTGCGCCCGAATTCGAGGTTTCACAATGGGAAACGCCGTAACTATCACCACCCAACTGCCACCGGCAGAGGCCGAAGCGTTGCTGGCAGCCCTGCGTGAACAGTACAGCTCGAGTCTGCAAGAACACTGGTACGCCGACCAATTCCGCCTTGTTGCGGACGGTATGCGCCACGGCGCAATTCTCGCCCACGTCCCGGTAATGGCAGCGCAAAAACGCCTCATGGCAGCACTAACTCACAGCCTAAAGGCAGCCAAATAATGTCAATGATGAATGATGATATCCGCACTCAAGTGCTTCAGCGGCTGGAAAGCGACTTCGGTCTGAAGCTGCGCACGGGCACGAACTACATGCGGGGCGGGGTTTGCCCTGCCTGCGGTAAGAAAGAGCTGTATGCCCGCCACGACAACCCCTGGCAGATCCGTTGCGGTAGGCCGGAGCGTTGCGGCCACATCGAGCACGTCAAAGAAATTTATGAAGACCTGTTCGAGGACTGGAGCAAGCGCGCGCCGGCGACTGACAACGATCCGACCGTGACTGCCCGTGCGTACCTGGAATTTGCTCGTGGTTTGAACACCGGCAATATGACCGGCTGGTTCACCCAGGAGAGCTACGTCAACCACGAAACGAACGAGTCCAGTGCAACGATTCGATTCCCACTGCCGAATGGGGGTTACTGGGAACGCCTGATTGATCGCCCTGCCCGCTTCGGCAAGATGAAAGCCCGTTTCAAACCCAAATATAGCGCCCAGGGCGAATGGTGGTGCCCGCCGAGCGTGGATCTGGCCAACGTCAAAGAACTATGGATTGTAGAGGGCATCTTCGACGCCACCGCCCTGGTGCAAAACGACGTCGACGCGGTGTCAGCCATGTCGAGTGTGAACTTCCCGTTGGAAGCGTTGAAGCAACTGCTCGAGCTGCGCCCGGGCAAACTCCCCACGTTGGTATGGGCGTTGGACAATGAGCCTACCGCTCGTGGCTATCTGCTGCGCTGGGTCAAGCAAGCACGTGAAATGGGCTTTACCTGCAAAGCAGCGCTCATTCCGCAGCGGGACAAAAAAGTCGACTGGAACGACCTGCATCAACGCTGGCAGTTCGAAGAAGAAGGCAAGGCACGCAGTGACAAGCGCAAGCGTGATCTGGATGCTGCGCGCCATGAGGGCAACTTGCTGCTGGCCCCCTCACCGAAAGAGAAAGCCCTGCTGATGTACACCTGGGAAGAAGGCTTCCCGGAGTTCGCCTTCGACTTCGGCAACCAAACCTACTGGGCCAAGTTCGATCTGTCGAAGCTCGAGGAGGAACAGAAAGCGCTGGCCACCAGCGAAGAGCACGACGACCAGCAGCTCAATGACAAGGCCGCGCGGCGCAAAGTGCTGCAGAACGTCTGCAGCTTAAAGCTCCTGGCCAACTGCCGATTTGAGGCGCTGTACAAACAGGTGAACGACGTCACCAACGAAGCGTGGTTTTACTTCCAGGTACTGGGGATCCACGACGACCACGGCGAAAACTACACCTTTACGCCCAAGCAGATTTCCTCGAGCAGCGAATTCAAGACGCGACTCATGTATTCCGGGGCCACCTGGCTTGGTACGCAGAAGCATTTGGACCAGATCATCATTCGCCAAACCGAACGCCTGAAAACCGTTGAGACCATCGATTTTCTTGGCTATAGCCGCGATCACAAGGCCTACATTTTTAACGACATCGCCATCCATGGCGGTTCTGTTTACAAGGCCAACGAGGAGGACTATTTCGAGTTCGGCAAGCAGCGCGTCAAATGCCTTATGAAGTCGTTAAAAATCAAGATGGCCTTGGACAGCAAGGGCTATCGCGATGACTGGCTGCCTGGCCTTTGGACCGTGTTCGGCGAGAACGGCATTCTGGCCCTGACCTACTGGTTTGGCTCGTTGTTCGCAGAACAGATCAGGGCAGAACATGAGAGTTTCCCGTTCCTTGAAATGTCGGGCGAGCCGGATTCTGGCAAAACGACGCTGATCAAATTCATCTGGAAGCTGTTCGGGCGGACCTATGAGGGTTTCGACCCGGCCAAAAGTTCGCCCTCTGGCTTGAGCCGAGCGATGGGCCAGGTGGCCAACCTACCATTGGTGCTCCTCGAAGCTGACCGCAACACCAACGAGGACAGCGCCAAGGCCTTCGAGTGGGACCAGTTCAAGGACTTCTATGGCGGCGGCACGCTGCGTACCCGGGGCGTCAAATCCAACAACAACGACACCTACGAACCGCCGTTTCGCGCCTCCATCGTGATCGCTCAGAACGCTATTGTTACCGGCCATGAAGCGATCATCAGCCGTATCGTTCGGCTGCCTTTCCTCAAGCCCGTCATTACCGAGGAGAGCCGCAAAGCGGCCGATGCGATCGTTCAGACTGAACTGGAACATGTCAGCCACTTCATGGTGAAGGCCATGCGCGCGGAGTCGATGGTTCTCAAGCGCTTCGCCGAGCTGTATCCCAAATACCGCGCCGAGCTGTGGGCCAGCCGCAACCTGGCCTCCGATCGGGTCATCAAAAACCACAGCATGATGCTGGCCCTGCTCGACTGCCTGCAGCTGGTCATCGCCATCCCGGACAACATGGTCCAGGCCTGCCGTAAATACCTGCTGACAGCGGCCAATGAGCGGCAGGCGGCGATCAGCACCGATCCGAAGGAAGTGAACGAGTTCTGGCAGGTGTTTGATTACCTGGAGTCGCTGCCCTCGGCCCCGTTGGTCAACCACAGCAAAAAAGCAGGTGTGATCGCCGTCAACCTCAACCAGTTCGCCGAGGTAGCCATAGAGCACCGCCAGCGCATTCCCGACCTGGCAGTGCTGCGCCGACTGCTTAAAGACTGTCGTGCTCACCAGTGCCTGGACACTCAGAAGCGCGTGGAAAGCGCGATCCGTGCGCGCCAGCAGGATATGGCTCCGACTTCCCACATCCCTTCAACCATGCGCTGCTTCATCTTCCGGGAGTAATCGCCATGCACATCCAGTTGATCGTCGATCAGGAACAGGGCAACGCAATAGAGGAAATTCGCCGGATCAACGCGGTGATGGTCCAGCTCGGCTACGAGGGTCGGACCGTGTTCGCCGAGGCCTATGGCGCTGACGGCCTGGTCCAGATCCTTGAGGTTCGGGCCTGCGGAGGCCAAAGCGAGATCTTCGTCATGGATTGCTCACGGGAACAAGTGCAGGCCGTGCTGGAGTGGCAATCCTGCAACGACGCAGGGGAGTTTGAAAACTTGGTAATTCACTTGGTGCGTAAGGCTGAAACCTAGCACCGGACAGGACGCCGGCAACGCCGGTAAATGAAAGGCGCCGAGGAGTTCGCACCTCCTCGGCACCAACCACAACCAGGAGAAGCGCAATGCAAGCACAACACCTAAGCAGTGGCGGGACAAAGGCTATCACACCGGGTCAGCATCTGCTGGCCACCGCCATCATCGGGGCCGCGCTGATCGGCTTCCAGATCCACAAAACCCCAGATGCCCGAACCCGACTGCAGAGCCTGGTCACTCAGGCGCACAGCCAGGGCGAGATCAGCGACGCCGACGCCGACCTGGTAGCCCGCACCCTCGCGACCGTACAGACCCTTTGAGGTGACGCATGAACAATCCCAACAGCACTGAACTTTGTGACCCATCCATGAGCCGCCAGACACCCCACGTCATCATGGTGCGATACACCGGCATGACCTACCTCGCACGAATTGCCGGGCTCAAGGCATCCGCCAGTTGCACCATGAGCGCCCTGGATGCCGCTCGGGCCATCGTTCGTAAACTCAACCTCGACATAGAGTCGCTGCAGGCCCAGCACCAGCCGGTACCGGCCCCGGGTATCGAGATCTTCACCTGCGCACCCGCTGGTCCTGCTTATCAGTAGACCGTCCCCCATGTTCTAACACCGATGCCCCGGCCACGACGCTAGACTGGCCGGGGTTCTCCACATGATAGAGGACTAGCAATGACTTCCCGATCGGACAATGTCCTGGCCTTCACTGACCTGCAGCGCATCACCGGCTACCAACGCCGCTCGGATGTGGAACGGTCGTTGATCGCCCAGGGCATTCGCCTGTTCCGGGGCCGCACCGGGCCCTGGACAACGTTGGACCTCATCAACCAGGCCGCCGGCATGACGCCCGCTGCAGCAGATCGGTACGACGCTGACATCCTATGAGGAAAGCCAGAAAGCGGAAGCACAATCCGCACATCCCCAACCACATCGACCAGGCCGCTCTCCCAGCGGCCATTTACTTTGATCATCGCAACGCCGGCGTCTGGTACACGCTGCACTACGACGAGGGGGGCAAGCAGCGGCGCCGCAACGTGGCCCCCGCGACCGTGACCCTGGCCGAGCTGCACCAGATCATGGAACACACCTCCGGCACCGAGCGCGGCACCCTGCGCTATCTCTGTGAAGAGTTCCACCAGAGCGACAGGTACAAAAAGCTCAGTCCCAATACCCATGACGACTACTGCTATTCGCGTGACGTCTTGCTGGGCATCCCCACCAAATTGGGCAAGCCACTGGGCGACCTGCAGGTGAAGAAATTCACCTCCGCGCTGGTCCAGCGGATTGTCGATCGCCTGGCCGACGAAGGTACGCCGTCAAAAGCGGCCCATGCCTTGCGCTATCTGCGCCGCGTGCTGCAGTGGGGTCGTAACCGTGGGTTCCTGGAGAGCAACCCCGCCCAGGGCATTGAAGCGCCAGTGGAGCGCAAACTCCGACGCCTGCCCGGGCACCCGGCCATGGAGGCCCTGGTCGACCGCGCGCTGGCATTCGGCCGCCTGGCCAGGAACGAGAAAGGTGGCTGCCCGCAGTATTTGAGCTACGTCATGGAGATCTCGTATCTGTGCCGGCTGCGGGGGATCGAGACAATCACGTTGACAGATGCCCATGAGCTGGCCGAAGGGGTCATGACCAATCGGCGCAAGGGCAGCCGCGACAACATAGTGCGCTGGACGCCGCGCTTGCGCGCCGCCTGGGACGGGGCAAAGGCTTATCGGGCCAAGGTCTGGGCGAGTAAATCAACGGTCATTCCGCTGCGCCCCGATCGGCGCTACATCATCGTCGCCAGTCATGGCGGTGCACTGCGCAAATCGAGTTTGGATACGGCCTGGCAGCGCTTCATTACCTCGGCCATTGAGGACGGGACCATTACGGCAGAACAACGCTTTGGCCTGCACGACTTGAAACGCCGGGGCATTACCGATACGGCAGGTAACCGGGCCGACAAGCAGGAAGCCAGCGGCCATCGAGATGGGGCGATGATGGATGTCTACGATCTGAGCGTGCCGATGGTGAACGCCTCCCAAACCTAACTGGGGCTGATCAGGTTTCGACCTGGAAGGCGCGGATACCGGCCGACTCGGCGAACCGACCCACAGCGGTCAGGCTCGCCCAGGTGCGCAGGGCTTCACGCCGCGAGCGCACCGGCAACCAGCGACTACCAGCGCCGCCCAGGCGCACGGCCAGGGTCCATTTCTCCTCATGACGACTGACCAGCACTTCCCGCACGGCGCCGCCCTCGATCATGGCGCGCAGCGCTTCTTCCTGGATGCATTGAGGCATGTTGGCTCATCTTCTTGATGCGGTCGGTAAAGTCAGTGACCTGTGTCGACGACAGACAGTTCAAGTGGCCAAAGGTCTCCAGGTGCTGAATCAACGCCTCAGGACCGCCTGGCTGATCGGCGGCGATGCGTCGGCAGGTGTTCTGCAGGATGATCCGGGCCAGCTGCGGGTTATCGATCTGCGACGCATCGAAGGCCAGGGCGATCGCGGCGGCCAGTTCGCCCAAATCGGGGTCATCCTGTTGCAACGCCCGCAGCGCTGTCAGTTGGCGGGCGGTGATGGGAAGGGACACGCGGTCCTCCTATTCTCCTGATAGTCGGTGTTGCTCATACGCGAGCACCTTAAATGGTAGACCAGGCATAGGGGGGCTGGTTTCCAGTGGTCGCAAAAAAGCCCGCCGGGGCGGGCTCTTCTGTGGGGGCCGATTGAACATAAACGGCGTTATGGGAACTGCAGGTAATAGTTGCGTCAACGTGGGAACAGCCCACTGCGCTCAAGCTCGCTGGAAGGTCCGACGAACAGACCCCAGCGGCGGCTCGTTCACAACAGCCCAGAATAGCCCCAGCTTGGAAATAGCTTCCATGAAGCCGTCAAACTCAAACGGCTTCACTACAAAGGAGTTCACACCAAGTTCGTAGGCCCGAGCGAGGTCAGACTCTATCCTGGAGCTAGTGAGCATCGCGATCGGGATATGGCGCAGTTGCTCGTCTGCTCGGACTGCTTCCAGAACACCCAAGCCGTCGACCTTAGGCAGCTTCAAATCGAGCAGCACGACAGCTGGATGACCTTCTGGACGGTCGGCAAATTCTTTGCGGCGAAATAGGTAATCCAAAGCTTCGACGCCATCCCGAAGAATGATCACATGATTCGCCAAGCCCGTACGCTCCAAGGCGAGCAGGATCAGCTCTAAATCTTTTAGATCGTCTTCAACCAGAAGTATGGGTTTGAGCATCGAACTATCACCGGTGAAAAAAAACGCCTACACAATACCAGATGAGCAGTTGCGCAACATCCCGTCCATCTAAGCCCAAGGTTGGCCATGGCCAGGCCACAGGTTCTGGCGTCTAGCGATCGCAAAAAAGCCCACCGCAGTGTCGAGCAAGGTGGGCTTTTTTGGAGTGTGATGATCTAGTGGTTATCAGCTTTCTTGATCGCCTTGGTGAGCGATGGGGTATCAACTGCACCTATCACCTCTCGCAGCTCTTGCCACGGGTAGCGGCCAATCCCGGAGGCTGAGCAGCCTTTAAGATGCTTAAACGGCAGGCTGGCTTCATTGACAGTCTGAAGGCTCAGACACTGACAACAGAGGACGAAGCTTCCGCACAAGGACCATCGGCCTGTCCAGCCAATCAGCCTGGCGCTGAGCACGTCGCTTTTACTAAGGTTTTGGCAGTAGCTATTCACATCAAATGTTTGAGGCATCACACATCTCCTTATGCGCGGAGGAGGAACATCCGAATTCCTCCCTATCCCATCTATAGCGTAAATCATCATCTGGCCCAGGAATGATTGGCTATTGCGGGCAAAAGTACGGAGTCGAAAAGTCATAAGCAGCCGGTTTGTCAGGCAACAGACAAAGAAACCAGACAATTGTCGACCACCAGTCATGGGCTTTTCTGTGTGAGGCAATTGAACATGAAAGGCATTGCGTCCGCCGTGCAATACTCCACTGCAAGCGTGGTCAAATGTACCGAAAACCACTCGTATGAGTGCATATAAATTCACACAGAAATCATATGGATGCGCTCAACGATGGCCACTAGTAGTGAATTAATAGACTGGAACGCGCTGTGGAGGCTGGACGGCGATAGCGTGATTTGCCGGAAATGCAGCGCAACACAGAAGGAAATCGACAACGAGCTTCCTTTCCAGCACTTGGAAAACTGCCTATACGTAAGCGGTGAAAGCTTTCCCTGGAGGCAGCTGGAACAACCTTAA